TTATCGATTATGTTGGATTGTGTTGAACCACCACCTGATGTATATCCATTTTCAGATGATGATTGTCCTGCTAAACCTCTTCGTGCCTGTGTTAAATCACCGACATCGGTTGCATTACCATCAGAAGTAAACGAAAACTTATCAATTGTGTTAGTTTCTGCGGGTGAGGGTTCAAGACCACCACTAGAGTATCCACTTACCTCACCCTGTGCGCCACTCACCTGACTTTCTTGCTGTTCTTTCTCACTAATCCAACCTTGGTTTGCCGCACTGTATACCAGTGTGACACCTGACCGTGAGATATTCAGCACCGCATTTGCTTGGTTGCCATCAATCTTGTGACCGTTGGAGTGAATGATGATATTGTTGCTTTCGGCAAATCCCGCACTGTCAATGATGCGAACCGTGTCACCGATGTTTGCCGATGCTGGAAGTTTACACACCAAGTTGCCTTGTGCGTTGGTATTCGCAAAGTAAATCTTGCCGTGGTTCAAGTCAGTGTTGGACTGAAGAATTTGTGTCGGTGTGAACTTCTTCAGTATCGCAGAGGTAAAGTCCACATTGCCGACAAACACCCCACCCGATGTGGCATTCGCAGATGCTGTTGTAGTAACACCAGTGTTTGCGTTGAAAGTAATTGCCACAATGTAACCTTATACGATAACGAGTCGAGAACCAGAAGGAACGGTAATCGTCACTCCACTATTTACGGTCAGTGTACCGGGCGCCATCGCATTCTTACCCGATGTGATGCTGTAGTTTGTTGTTGCGTTTTGGTCTGACTCATAGAAAATCAAGTCAGTGCCACCACCTTTTGCTGATGCTACACCTGTCAAACTAGAACCGTCACCGGAGAATGAGTTAGCGGTCAGGACACCAGTATTTGGGTTAAATGTCAATCGACTTGTTTCAACATTTGCAGTAGCAAGTGAACCAGAGGTGACACCTGTGAATAGAATAGGTAAGTTAGCATTTTGTCCAGCAAGTGATACATTAACTGTCGCACCCGCACCTGTCAAATTAGAACCATCACCGGAGAATGAATTGGCAGTTAAAACACCTGTGTTGGGGTTAAACACGAGTCCTGAAGAAGTGCCTGTTGCTGTAAAGACATTGGCAGTAGCAAGTGAACCAGAGGTGACACCTGTAAAAAGTAGTGCAAGATTACCTGCGGGAGTTGCGGAATGGTTACCTTCAAGTGATCGTGCTACAGTCGCACCCGCACCTGAAAGTCCAGAACCATCACCTACAAACGCAGATGCTGAAATTGTGCTTGTTGAAACTAATTTACCAACATTAACATTACCAGAGAACACCGTATTCGCAGTGACATTCATGTGGTCACTGAAAATATTGGTATTTGCTGCACCAGTTACAACTTCAAATGTAACATTTGCATTGAGTGTGTTTGCATACAACCGACTTTCGTTGATTGCAAACTGATTCAGTCTTGTTGATATTACGTTAGTTCGGACACGCCATTGGTTAAAAGTATCCGATAACTGAACATTAGCGATTGCCGCCATTACCTAAACCCCTTTATTCGCCAGTATGGATATTTATAATCTCACACACGAATGCGATGTTATTACCTTGAGATTGCTTTAATCATATTTTTGATTTCTTGGATGTCACACTTGATATCATCCACATCACATTTTATTTTTTCAATATCATTAAATTTACGTTTCTGTATGCGATATGCTTTGAGACCCTCTAAATCGGTATTCAGAATTGCTTGATTTCGGGTGTCCCGTATCAAGTTTTCCTTTTCTTCAACTTGTAAATATCTAGTTTTCATTATTTCTGTAATGCTATTGCTCTGTAGTCTCTAACTACAGGTGACTTTGCTTCATTAGAGGTCATCAATACTAACTTCAATTTAAAAGATTTGTATCCAGTGTAAGTTACACCATCAGTTGTGTACTGATATTCATTACTTGCACCTGTCAATACTGATGTCGGAAGATTGAACTCAATTTCTTTGTAGTCCTCTTTATCTTCATCACTTGATACGACTGTGCTTACCGTTGTTCTTGATAACTCTTGAAAAGGTCGGTCGTCCATTGTTGAATCGTCTGCTGAATTGAGGAACTTACCATAGACCGCAAGTGAACTCACACTTGGTAAGTATGCTGTCACAAGAACTCGTAAGTCTTCTGCATCTAATCCTTCTTCTAATGTGACTGTTTTTGAAATATATCTGGCAGTAGCATTACCACCACTTGTTTGATTTTCATTAGTTTCATCATTATTAATGAAGAACTCTGTTGCAATGAGACCCATTCTATCTATATCAACCGCAGGTGAATGTCTGTTGTTGTTAGAGTTGGTGAGATTCAATTTGAAGTCAGCAGACTTTGCACCACTCAAACCAGAAGTCTCTTGGTCATCTCCAAGAATAAACTTTCTTGCCTCTAAGAATGTTTCACCATTATCCGAAAATTCACTAAATGCCGAATCACGAGAGGTTGTGCTTGTTGCTAGTTTACCAGTGTATTCGGTTCTTGTCTGTTGTAGGTTCAAACGAGAAATCTGTAAATATGCTTCATCCACTTTCAAATTAGTCACAGTGTCAATATCACCAGTATAACCATTGACTTGTTCTTTGAACTGTGTATTTGCAGAGAATGTGCCAGTAATACTTTCAAGTGTCATTCGACCATTTTCTGGTGCATTCGGGTCAATGAACTGAATGACACCTGTTGGTGTAGTATTACTATGAATAACAGCAGTTACACCAGTTGTCAATCCGTTTGCGTGGAAGAATGTGACTGTTTCACCTGTTGTGTACTTTTTAGGCAGTGTGACATCTTTTACAGACGCAGTGTTAGAACTAATAGATGCAATGATACCATTTGCCAACGAGGTTCCACCAGAGGCAAATGTTCCAACATTGACACTTGGTTGTGATGTGAATACTAAAGATGTCTCACCATGAACTGTCTGACCTGTTGTCAACCCAATAGTCGTATTAGAAATAGTAAAATATTCTTGCTCTGGGTTTTCAATTTGAACTGAACCCGATTTATTTTCACCAAAGTTAGCAAAGTATGCACGGAATGTTAAGTCCTCTTCTTGGATTGATGTCCAGTTTCTATCGTTCGCAGATACAAATAATAAACCAGAGTATGGGTTCGCAGTGATACGATTGCCTGTAATAATATCAGTTTCGCCCATACGAGCAACCCACAAATTGTATCTTGGAGAACCACCTGCTGGTTTGACAACGATTGCATAATCTACATCGGTCAACAAATAGATTGGTGTGTTAAAATAAATTGGAGTTGGAACTGGTGATGTTGCATTGACGTTGATGTCATCTGGTTCAACAATTACACTGGAGAATGGAATAACATTCGATGTAACAAACCCAGACGATGGATCAACTTCCCTAATTTGAATTTCAATTGGTAACGTTGGGTCTTTAGATGCAAAAAACAAATCTAACTTTGTCAAAAACATACCTGGTGAACGAGATGGGTTCTGACGAATGCTATATTGATTATCAACAGTTGAGTTTTCAGCAAATGAATCTTCAACTCTAAATGTCTGTGCCAGTGGGTCAAACAAAACCACTTGGTTAACACGTTGTAGTTCACGAACCGTAATTACACTATCTTGTACAATTTCTTGGGTTCCACTTGCCGTAAACTGACCCTCTGCAACCGTTGTGAAATTACCAAGTGAACGATTATTATTCAAATTGTCAATCAATCTAAATGTCAAAGTACCTGTTTCAAATCTTTGATTTCCATCATTTGGTAATTGGAATGTGCCATGTACTTCACCATTAGCAGAAGTAATCAATGCATCTCCAACATTACCTGACGCAACAAAACTGGAAGTCGTTGGAACACAGAAACTACTAACATCCACACCATCAAAAAATGGAAATACTCGTGCATTTGATATCATTCCTCGTCCACGGAAATTCACATTCTGTGCACGAATAAATGGAATAATATTGGTGTCTCTATTTGTTGTTACTGACGATGTTTGAGATAGAATATCAATTCTAGACGCAAAATTTCTGCGGAGACGACCGTTACCTGATGTTTCTGTGCGTGTGCCACGAGTGATGTCAATGGAAGTTCGGTCTGGTGGTAAATTGACAGTATCCACCCACACATCAGTATCTGGTGTTAAAGTAACAAAACCTTCGTGCGTGTACGCAATACCTGCGGCATTACGAGTATCAGATGAATAGTCACTTTCAATAATTAAATCATGTGAGTATGGCAGTGTTACTAACTTACCATCAGAAAATGCTAATGTTGAACTGATGGTTGCAGAAGCACCTGATGTTCCACCAGTGATCGTTCCACTTGATGGAAATGTCCCTGTAACATTTTCAATATACAAACGAGTACCAACTTGATACCTTAACGTGCCAGACCCACCACCTGCAGATACAGTTTCACTTGCTCTAAACGCACCCGTAGTTGTAGTTGTAACCCGAACATCTCCTGATGATCGTGTGATTCCAGATGATGTCGATGCATTGAATTCTAACTTCGTAAATGCATCATATCGTCTTGGTGTCAGTTCACGGTTAATAACATCAATCAATGCCTTGAAATCTGCATTAGAAACATCACCGATTGTTCTATCTAAGAACCCATCAACCAAAATACCAGACTTGAATCTATTCAAACCATTACCATCTGTAACATTGAGTGCCTCTGCTGATTTCTCAAGCAAGTTCAATGATGTGTAGTATTCTAAACTACGAACTCTGTCTTCAAGTGTTTGTAGTCGTTGACTCGTATACTTGGTTACACGGTTTTCAATAATGTAAGAAAAGTTTGCTGTATTTGCTCCCGGTATATAATCCTGTGGTGCAATGACAGATGGAAATGGACTAATGAACACAGAACCCAACTCAAATGCATCTGCTGGTGTTGGTGGAATGGTAGGATTGATTGATGAAACACCACGCACATCACGGAAATTACCTTCTTTGTCTATTACAATCTTGTCTACACGAGGCAGAAAGAAAGAAAAGTCAATCGTAAAGTTCTCATTTGGTGCAGGGAATCTCAATCCGTTACCTGTGCCTTCCACAATTGTTGTATGTGTGTTGGCAGGATTGATCGAAATATTCGTTAGTGACGTAACATTATTTGCAGTATTTGTTACACGGGTGCGAATATCAATACTGTCTCGTAACGCAAACTCTACACCAGTGATGGGTGATGTGTATACAGGAATTTCGGCAGTTGTTATTGCCAAAGTATTTGCAGAATTCGTGTTATCAATTGGATATGAGTCTACAGAGAAATATCCCGAACCCTGTGATGTATCTTCGGTGAAGTGGTCTACCTTGATAAGTAAATGATCACCGGAAGAAATTGTCAGTGTTGAATTTTGTTTTTTCTTGAGTGCTGATAAATTGTAGATATTATCACGTTGACCGTTGTCGATGAAGAAGTCATCAGTGACGACCGTACCTTCAGTCAGTGAAGCAAACGCACTTGCCTTTTTCCGAACTTCTTTCAGTTTGAATACATCCGCAAGACCTAGAGTCCAAGGACCAGTTGTAGTGCTGACTGCGTTTGTTGTGTTGATCTGCACATAACGATTTGAGTTAAGTGTCTTTGCTTTTTCTCGTGCTGACACACGGTTCAACTCAACTAACACCGATGCGGTCACACCAGATGCAAATGTTTCTTGGATGTCAAATGCCGCAGAGGTTGCGGTCGTGACGTTCAGTGTTCTTGCACCACCAGAACCAACACCACCCATATCAATAACAGAACCTGCCGCAAACACCTTGAAGATTACGTTAGCACTTGCGTTAAAGTTTGGTGTAGCAAACAAACTCAAAGATGTTGAACCTACGGCAGATACTACAAAGGTGTTCGCAAATGCACCAAATTGTATACGGTCACCCTTGTTAAACTTGGTTGATGCACCTGTGACACTTGCTACGGTATTAGAACCACTTGTAACAGTACCTGTCGCAACACTTGGTGTGTTTGCGGTCTGTTCAATCACAACGTGAAAGTTATTTCTCTTTTGAGTTGCACTTTGTAATCCAGTATCTTGATATCGTTCGTTGGCATTACCTGTATTCAGTGTGAATGTGCCATCAGTCGCAATCGTGACAGAAAATTTCTTGAGGAACTGATACGATGTGTCAATTGCTCCAGATGAATCCCGTAACTGACGAATTGCGGTTGCGGGCATTTCAAAAATACCAAAGTTAAAATTTTGTTCATCAAGCACTGCATTATTAGAAGTCAATACAATATCTGCTTTACCATCAGAATTTGTGCCATCAGAGTAGATAGAACGAACACTAGAAAAAGGACCACCCGACATTTTGATGTCATACAAATATACCTTGTATGTGGCATCAGCAGCACCTGGTGTGCCAGTTGAGTGCTCTATCGCACGAACCCTTGCCTTACCAATTTCTGTCCCGACGACCGCAGATGCAATGCTATTGTTTGACATTGCGTTTTGGAAATTATCTCGCAGTGATACTTGTGCGTGGTTATTATAATCCCAAATTCCTGACAAATCATTGACCGTGACATAGTTACCGTAGTTGGATGTCACCGAACCCGCATTGATGTCAACAAAATCAATACCTTTATTAATCGCAACATGCTTGGTTAGTAGATTATCTCTTTCATAACCAAAGACGAATGCTTTTCCTGGTTTCACATCAACAGAGAATAATGAACTATTACCACTCTGTGCAGAAGTAAAGACACCACCATTGTTTGCTTGCTTGAGATGCTCTCTCAACTTTAGGTTTAGACCTTCAGAAATCAAATGACCGTTAATAGCATATGTACGACGAGCAAGGTAATTATCAATCTGTGAATATATGGGTATGTCTGATTTTTGCTCAACATTACCGTTCTTAATACGCAGAACCTCTACAAAGTTTGGTTCTGTATTTGCGTCAGCATCTCGTCTAACAAGTGTTGCTTCTAATTTTAGACGGTTTGCACCGGGTGCCGCAAAGTTGAAAGAACCTGATGCTGGATCAAGTAGAGTTGAATCATTTTCAGAGGTGACAATACTTTCGTTGATAAGGTATCCGACTAAGGCACTAGTATTTGCACTGTAACGACCAACCTCGACTGTCTGTGGTTCAACACGGATAAAGTGGTCTTTAGCATAGATAACACCACCACCTAAACGGACAACTGAACCTATTCCCGTAGAACCTGACGCAGAAATAACATTGGCAGACAATAATCCATCAGTCGATGTGAGGACTTGGTTGTTTGAAAATGTTTTGGTTAGGTTGTCGGTGTTTGCACGAGATGTGTAAGAAACATATAACGTCTTAGTGTTGGCAGTAATTTCAGAACCAGTGACAACGTGATAAACGTTTGCAGTGACACCATTTGTCGCAGTAAATGTCTGACCTAAAAGGTTACTGACTGTTACTAAGGAACCATTAGATGAGTTGTCCCTAATTTTTACATAATCAGCATGACGGTTGTAGAATGACTCAATACCTGTAACTACTGACCCTTCTTTGAATACATGCTGACCAAATCGGTCAATCTGATTTTGCAGAATGCTTTGTATTTGAGTCAGTTCTCTTGCCTGAACACCGAACCCAGGACGAAATAGAATTCTATGAAAATTCTTTGTTTCGTCAAAGTCATCATAGTATGGGTCAACATTTAGATTTGTTGAGAGTGATACAGTATTAGCAATTGCCATCAAATAACCTCAATTAAAACTTAACAACAAGTTTGATGTCTTCTGTTTGTGTTTCAGCACGAGATACGGGTGAACGATTTTCACGATAAATAATTTCACCAGTAAAAGGTATAATCGGAGTATCTGCCACACTTGTAATTGTTGCGGTCACAGAACTTGAATTACCTGTAAGTGTATCCGCTGCCACAAATGAATTACCATTTGCGTTAACAATTAGATTAGAAAGTGTTAATGTTCCCGTTGTTCCTGATGCGTTTGAGTTTGCAAATCTAACAACTCGACTAGTTACATTTCTGTTACTGACAACAATTTCATCCGATGTAAAGTCACCAGATACAGACGACAATACTAATTTAGTTGTCTGATCGTACTGTGCTGTGGTTGCAACTGTGTTAGATGCTCGTTCAATCGGATTATTAACGATACCAATAATACGGAAGTCGTTGTTAGTTACGAACGTGTTAGAGACGTTACCAGACAACTGTGAACTCAAAATAACATTGAATCCACCTAACTCACGTTGTGGGTGCGAACCATGCCCATTTTCTGGTGAGACATATGCAAGTGCTGCTCCACCCGAACCACCGTTGGCAGTAATCGCAACGTTTGCAAACGAATAGTTGTTACCTGTTGCAGTGACTTCAATATTTTTAATCACACCACCCGCTACTGTGTTAGCATATGCAAGTGCTGCTTGATTACCATCACCACGGATTGTAATCTTAGGTCCGATAATGTAGGAACTGCCAGTTGTTGGTGTAGGACTAAATGCTGTGTTTACTTTTACTGTGCGAGTCGAACCAGTAAATGCAATAATATCACGCAACTGACCAACACCTGTACCTGATGAAATATATATCGTGCTGTTTGTGTAGAAACCGTCAGTAGATGATGCCCCACCTGCTAAATTCATCACTGTGCTGTTTGACACCGCAGAGAAATTACCAGTATTTGCTCGATAACTAGAACCACCGTTAATAACATCAATAACTTCAATTGCACCGTTGACTGCTGCTGATTGAACTGTGCTGTTGTTTGATACAGGGATGTGAGTGGAGGTCACAAACTTCGTTACATCTGCTGAATCAATTGTGTACATATACTTCCAAATATAACCATCAGAAGTCTTGATATTTGTGGTTGTTGTCCCACTTGGACGAACCGTTGATGTACCACCATTGTTGTTGAATAAACACTTGTAAACATTGAATGTATTTTCTTCTAATGCGTAAAAAGTGTTAGCAAACAAATTAGCATCAGTTGACTGATACTCGTGATATACTCTGCCAGAAACCCAGTTGTAACGAGGTACACCAAAAGTTACATCAGATGCCGCAATACGTTTCATATGAATCATATTACGCCATGCCTCAAAGTCAGTTTCTTTGACTGAATCTATTGGAGTTGGAGGACTGTTGTCATTTGGAAACGGATTAATACGTCCGAAAAATGCATACATTCTCGTTGGGGATGCTTCTCCAAATGCTTCTCTAAATTGATCTGCATTATGGAAGCGAAATCTTTTTGTGACTACACCGGGCATTTTGATTCCTACCTATCATCAGTGTTTTATTTATAACGAACTTATTGGGTAATAATGATACCGCCACCCAATGCGGTAATAAGTGTTGTATCTACATTAGCACTGCTAAGTTCTGTTGTGACCGAACCAATATCACCATCTGAACTAAATGGATTCGCATTCAGATTGACATCTGCCATTGGTTGAATAGTATCTGGTGTTGCAAATGCGGTTGTTGAAGTAATTCCACCCACATTTCCAATTGTAAGAACAATCTCTGGTGATGTAACTACCGTTGTTGGAGCAATTGTTCCAACTGGATCAATTCTAAACGATACGACAACAGGTCCTGCCGTAACCACTACAGTTTCAGCAACGTCTAATTGAAGTTCTTGACGACGAACAACATCTGCTTCAACCATCTCAACCAAATTAGTTTGGATGAGAGTTGGTGGTACAAATTCAATTTCAATAGGTGCAGATTTAACTTCAACGACTGTTGGGATTTCTTGTTGTATTTCAATCTCAATAATTTGATTTGAAAACAAAATTGTTCCAGATGGATGAAGTAACTTCTCAACCACCGCACGATACAAATCTTGCCCAATCCTTGACTGCAAAACATATGAGTATTCTTGATAATAGTAGTTGTCTTGAAGAACATTATCTCCACCAAGAATACCACGATTATTGTCAGCATACACACCAACCGTATTTGCAACACCAGTTGGTACTAAAGATGCAACTCCATTGAATGTATTTGAAGATGTGATGTTACGAATTGAAACCGTGTTGTTCTTGTTATACCGAACACCCTGATTGACAACTTCTAATTCACTGATTGTGCCAAACAGATTGTTCGCCACAATAACTGCATTCTGACCTTTGATACCTCCCGACCCATCACTAAGTTCACCAAGAATTTCAATAACACCAGTATCAATAGCATTGACCGTTGGTATTGTACTGTATCCAGTTCCGGGATTGACAAGTTCTATTTCAGATATAGTGCCGACTTGGGCAGATGTGTTAAATGATAATGCAGTTGTCAGTGTTGTGTTTACGTTTGCTGATGCTAGTGTTGTAGCAACAGTATTATCAATAAAAGGGTCTGCGCTAAACGGATCGGAAGTCAATCGAACATTTCGCATCCCCTCAATGGTGTCGGTGTTAAGAGATACTGTTTCTACAGACGAAATGGTTTTGACACGGAATGATGCACCTTGACCTGAACCGCCTGAAATGCCAGGTGTAAGTGTACTGCCACCACCTTCAGTTGTACTGTAGATCACATTAGCACGGTATCCCGAACCACCATTTACAATTCGGAAGTCAACTGCACTATCACCGACTGTACTGACAACTCGTGCTGTTCCACTAGCACCTGTTCCTTGTGTAGATACAACGTTGACAATATCACCCTGAAGATGCCTCGCACCCCCATCAATAACTGTCAGTGAACGGAGTGGTCCAATTGTTGCGTTGACCGTGCCCGTAATTGTACTATTAATAACACTGAATGTTTCACCGTCAAAGAATTCACCCTCAACCTCTGATAGTTTGAGTGTGCGAATAGTCAGACCTGATTCAATTGTTGTGGTAATAGAGTCAACTCTAGCACGAGCACCCTGATTTCCAACAACAGTTTCACCACCAAGTGAATCAAGTGAATTGCCATTGAGTTCTAAAACAGCACGGAGTGTGGTCTCTTTATTGAAACGACCATCGGATGCACGGAGAATCTTGTCACCAGGATATGAGAACTCAACATCGGTGTCAAAAAGTAAACGAAATAGGAACTTGTATGCGTTTTGTGAACCTTTAGCACGATACAGGTCCTTGATGTTCTTCGCAAGGATTGCCTTGTCGCCCCGAACATTAGGTGGAATTTCTTTAATTACTTCGTTAAAGAAAAACTGAACAAAATCATCTGATGCTTGATCAATGTCTTGATTTTGTGTCAGTGCACGGAGTGTACCAAGTGCTTGACCTGACTGCTCAATATACTCATAATATGCTTGTAAAAAGTCAGCAAATAACGGTGCTTCGTCCTGAACGAAACTCGGTAGTTGTTCGTCAACAAACTGTGATATTTGCTGTGCGTATGCCATTAGTAACTTAGATTCCCTGCGAGTGGTCTTTCTTGCACTGTGAATGACGCACCAGTAGTTGCAACATCTTTGACAGTGCCTACTTGTAATCCAGTGTTATCATCAAAGATAGTCACATCAACTTGACCTGTTAAAAGAATGGTGTTGCGTTTTCCTTCAATATTTTGATTTGAAGGAACCCCTGTCACAAAAATTTCAGAACCAGTAAATGAATCTGGTTTAAAGTTATTGAGTCTTACCACACCGTTTTGATAATCTGTTTCTCCGATACCCTGTTGAATGATAACGGGTTCATCGAGTGGTTGATTGATTGCAACAATATCAATACGACCCCGACCATTGTCACGCAACACAGAAAGACGATTGTTATATGTAAACTGTGTTGATGTAACTACACCCAAATGACCCTCATGTGGATGACTGATTGAATGATCAAAATCCAAGGTGTAAGATGCGGTACGAGTCAAATCGGGTCGGAATCGTTTCTGAAGTGAAAATCCACTAACCGTAGAACCTACAATGCCAATATCAGCAGTATCAATAGTTGCAAGGAACTTTGAATTTCTCCACTTACGCCCGAACAAACCTAAGTTGTCAGTTTCGTATTGAATCACTTTGTTAGAGATTGCTTGTTGAATTTGTGCGATTGTGTTTGTAGTTTTTGTAAAGTCAACTCGTGAATTGATTTTGAGTATTAGATACAAATAAGTTGGATCAACAAATACAGGTTCAATTGACTGAACATTATATTTTTCTAACAAAGCAACCAATTCTTGTTTTCGTGCGTCAGACAACACCGTACCGACTGTTGGTGCGGCAGCAATATAAACTTTGCCGTAAACAGGAGGAGACGCATCTTGACCACCATAGGCAAATACGCTCTTAACATCACTGGCATTTGCGAGTACGATGCGTTTATAGTCTTCGGCAGTGACTGCTCGTTCTTGCGTCTCAAAACTTTTAGATGCGTTGAAACGAATAGTTTCAATATCTTCGGGTTCAATTCCCCCTGCCGCCCGACCACTAGTTGTAATATTATAAGTTGATTGCCCACCAATTGAACCCGTAGCAGAGAAATTGTTTGCTCCATTACCATCTTTGGCATTAACAACACGATAACGTACAAATACTGTGCTACCACTAACGGGGAGTTTACCTAAAACATTATCTCCAAAAATAAGTAATGGGCGGTTGTTTGAAGTTTCCTCAAGGAAATATACAGAACTATTACCATTAACTTCAAGTAAAGTTGATGCTTGAGTGTAAACCGTGTTAGTTCCTGACTCTTGAACTGTGACAGTGAAGAAACGAGTATCGACATTGGCATTTGGAATCGTAAACTTGGTGTTAGAACTTGACACGTTAAATCGATGCGTTAGGATAGTTCCTTCGGTAATGTTGACATTTGCCGAAAACCCATTAGTAGAGTTTGCACTAATTAGTGTTGATTCTGTTGTAGAGAAAACCAAAGGAATGTTGTTTACTGTTGATGTAAACTGTTGCCCCTCTGGAATCAGAATTGATGAATCAACAGTGGTTGTATTCGCATTTGGAAACTTGATATTGATTGTGGCAGTTGATCCTCTTGCTGAACGAGGGGTATAACCTAATGACTTAGCACGAGATACCACAGAATCACGCAACTGTGCCGAATCAAGAAATCCTTCGTTGACTGCCATATTTGCATAGAATGCGTTATAGTATGTGTTGTAGGCAAGTAAATCCAACAACGTGCCAAGTGCTGACGAATTAAAATCATAATCTTTGAATTCGGGTTTATCTGCAATAAAGTCCCTTAGATTACTTCTAATGGTATCAAAATCAAGACCTGTGACACGCAAAGTATTATTTGCCGACATTTATCGAATCCCCTCTAAAACGACAGTCAACGTATCTTCTTGAGCGTCATTTTTAACTCTGAATATAATTGTAACGTTAAGTAAGTTTCTATCTTCGTTTGCCAATACTCTAACATCAAGCAGTTCAACTCGTGGTTCTTGCTCAATGATTGTTCTTTTAATTGTATCTCGCACTGCACTTTCTGTCAGCACATCAAAATTTTCAAATAAACTTGCCCGAACAGTAGAACCATAGAATGGACGAAATGGTCTTTCAAATCGATCCGTTAAGATAAGACTTCTTAAAGAACGTTTGACAGCATCATTATTTTTTAAGATATTCAACGCACCTGTGATTGGATTGGCACGAAACGAGATATCAAAATCCCGATATTGTACTTCGTTTCTAATTGGCATCACTTATCCCCTTGTCTTATTTAGACTAAGTTCCAGAGTTGGGCGTTGAAGTAGTCCCTGCTGCTAATCCTGCTGTATCTGTGTGAGTATGCTGAGTTTGTGTAATTCCACCGACAGTGATTTCACCATTATTATAAGTCACATTACCTGTAGTTGCTGTCTCATTAATTGTTTCTGCTTCAATGTTGATTGTTTTTGCCTTGATATTCAAAGTCTCATCTACAGTTAGATTTGCACTTCCTTTCACATTTACATAGTTTGAACCCGCAATTATTTCATAGTTGTCACCAACTACCCGTGTAACCTTATTACCATCTTTGTCAATTTCAAAGAATGTACCGCTACGGTGGTACTGATGAATTCGCTCTGAACCTTCGGTGTCGTCCACCTCAAAGATGTGCCCTCGTTCGGACTCATAGACATGGTTCTTTGGATAGTTTGCGTTATATGCAGAAGCAGGTTCACTCCACAGTCCACCATTTGCATCAGCAACGTTCGTGGTGCGACCTTGGTCTTTAGTAGCAGGATTGGTTGGAAGATAATCTTCTTGATTTCTGGCAAGACGGTTGACATCAGGTTCGCCAACTCTTTTTGGATAGACACCATTCGGATCAGAGAAACCTTGTTGGGTTGGAGGTTGCTCAAATGGAATACCCGGAATAGAACTCAATATCATTGGTTTCTGCCCAAGTTTCCCATCCATAAAGAAACCCATCACCCAAGTGCCTTCGACAAGACCTATTGGTGTTTGCCCGATATCGCCCATTGCCGCATTGGTGATTGGAGTGGTGACTTGTGCCCAAGGCAGTTCTTCGGTAGGAAGTCTAGCTTTGTCTTCGGTGTGCCAATAATAACAACGAACTCGCACCCGACCCATTCTCAATGGGTCATTTCGATCTTCTACAACTCCAAAAAACCAAAGAAGATTCGATCCAAGTATATCATTCATCAATCCACATCCAAAGTCATTAACTCACCACCTGGGGTGTTTTTCTTTATCCACGCAAACACTTGACGTTTGATATTGACATCTTTCTCAAACGGTTTACCTTCCTTCTTCATACGAACGTATGTGAAGTCCTTGATAGTAATTTTTGGTTTCTTAGCACCGATTGTTTTTGTTAGAATCGGTTTACCATTATCGTCCAAGTAAGGTACTGTCAACTCTGGATTATTCAGAATAACATTGACCTGACCATTGACTCCTCGTGGAATACCACGTTTGATAAACCCAATCATTGAGTCCCGTGCCCCCTCGTGTGTGCCCAACAGAATATCTTCAGGTACAACACGATCACGTTCTCTATTGTTGACAATCGCAGTTTTATAATCGGTCAACACCCAAGTGATATGAATGTTGTTTGATTCGTACCCAACTTCTCGCAAGATAGGTAGAACTTCTTTGATATCATCCACTTCTTTGAGTGTGATGTCAAATAGAATGTTTGGTAGAATACCTTTCCCTGCCGCACCACGTTGTTTCAAATCAGTCATCATTAAATCAAGTGTCTTGTCTTTGATACCCTTACGTTTTACAAAGGAGTGTAACTTGAATACGTCATTAGGTTCTCTGAGGTTCAGTCCTTCAATTTCTTTATACTTCTTCTTGATATCATTGTACTTGAGC